TCAGGGTATTCGAGGTAAAATCGCTACTATTCTTAGAATTTCCAAAATCGAATCAATCGCGGATCGCGCTTCCTGATCAATTTTTTCACCGCCAGTTGGTGCATTCACGCCATCCACAAACTGCCAGGCATCATTTTTGTAAATCGCTAATTGCTGAGCCTCCAATACCATAATCTTCATTGTTTCCTGTGGTTTAATGAAATGCCATCCCCCGGATGACCATCCGGCAATCTGCTTGTCTTTGCCGCTCCATTCTGCAACGGCGGAAGGTCCGACCAGCCAACATTGTCCAGCCTCCGGTACCAATATCTGCGGATCATCGACAATGGCCTGAACGACCGGATGAACCAGAAAATCAAGTAAAAGCAGTGCCTCATTGTGAAATAGCTCCTTATGCGCCTGACCGGCAGCCAATAGGGGCAATGAAAAGCGGGGGGTTTCAAATATTGTCATTTGCGTTCCTTTGATTTGACATATTCGGACGGGGGTGATTGCGCCTAGATGGCAATGGCGAGAGACAGTGGTTCCGAGATGTTGTGACGGCCGATTTGCCGGATCTCGAGCGACAAGATACTCACCCCCGATTCCCGATATTCTTGAACGACATCGGCCGAGATGGTGATTGATGGTTGCCTTGGTTCGTGCACGAGGCTGGGGTTGACTGACACGCGGTAACGTTCCGTTTCTTCCGCCAATGGTGTTTCGATATGATCGGGCCATAGCAATCCGGCGCGCGACCGCCGGGTCCAGTCGATTTCCAAGTCTCCATTCACCGTGAAACGATGCCGTGGGTGTACCGGAGACCATGGCTTTAGGGCGCGTCCCGGCAGGTCGATCGATTGCAGCACTGGCGCCGCGTCTCCTCGCCCGATCACAGTCAACTCAAAGGGTTGAAATGGCGTAAAATGCCGATCATCAATCTTGGTCAAACCAGGGCCATCCAAAAGGACAAAATCCTCATCGGTAGCATGCCTATCCATTTCATGCTCTGTACCGCCCAAGCCTCTCAATAAATGGGACAGCAGATAGCGGCCATTGCCAATTGGTTCGGCAAAGCCAAACTGGATCAGCTCCTCACCGACAGCCGCCATATTATTGCCGTTCCACAATTGCTCGCTATTTGCATCATTGAGCATCATAGTTCGGTTGTGCAATTGCACGACCAAGCGATTCTTCCGATCGATTATATGGTGACCGCTCGATCCCAAGGCCCCCTCAGCCGTACCTATGATCGCTGGTGCAGCAACCTGTCCGATATAATCCGTCGCGCTGCCATTGGTGCTCGAAGCATATAGCTGCGCATTACGCCATCCCACATTTCCCGCCGCAGCGGCATAAAGTTTCGCGCGGTCGGATGGTTGAGTTGGCGCTTCGATAGCAAATGGCAGATCGACAAGCGCTAGACGTGTGGGCCCAGCCAGCGCATCCTGTTCCCTGATCGGACGGCCATTGTCTGTGGGCCTGTCTGCAACCGCCAAAATGCTGGTCGCTTTCGATAGACCTAGAGCCATGCTCGAACGGTTCAGTTCCACATTGCGTACCGACCAAATGTCATCGCTATCATCTATCCGGACAAAAGCCCCTGGTGATACCGGTTGTACTGTTCTTGCTATGTGCACCTGTGCAGTGGCACGCTCCTGATAAAGCGACCATAGTTTCGCGTGCGCAAGCCGCTTTGCCTGCCCGGCCGACATCGCCGCTGGAAAGTCGCGATTGCGCACGACCCGGCTTTGCCCGGGCCGGAATGCATTTTGGAGGCCGGATTGATAATCTCGCTCTGGATCATAATAGCGCAAGGCAAATTGCCGAGGCAATTTCGTTTCTGGCACTATCTGCGATTCGGCAGGATCTACAGCGTGATCATTATGCACCGACAATAGCGTGTCTTTCACCGCCAATATTGTGTGATCGGGATCCAGTTCGCGTGACTTTGACGCTATCATTCCCGATCTTTTGGTTTGAAAAGACAGGGAATAATTATCGCTGATCAAGTTCAAAACCTCACGGCGGTTCGGTCCAGCAGCGGAAAATCCGTCAAGCGCCTGATCTGCCGATGCCGATATCCTTTCCCCCGAAATATCATCGAGAATGATCCCAAGGCTTACCGTCCCGTCATCCGCAATGATTTCAAAAGTCAGCGACGGGATGCGGTTGCCATAGTCGGTTAGATCCATGTCCTCAAAAACCGCTAGCGCGAGTCCGCGATAGGCCGGTGTACCGGCCATAGTTTCAACACTGGCGATAAGACTATCGACGCGTTGGTCCTCATGGCCATTATAAAAGCGAAAACCTGTTTCGGTTTTGAAATCACCGGCTTTACCGCGCAAAATTTTCCCGTCCGCCCAGATCCGTCCAATCGCTTTGATGGACCGACTGGACAGTGCAACTGCTAGACTTGCGGAATAGCTGTATGTCGTGCTGCGCGGGCGACGCTTGCCGCCGCCACTTGTCTCTCTTGTTTCCTTCAGGTCGGTGGCCCACACGACGGAACCCGCCACCCGCATCTTACCGAAGATACGGGGGATCTGTGATCCATAGCTGGATGTCTGCACCGCCAGTTCCTGTAGGCGCGGCCCATCTACACTTTTGGGCTTGAAGAGAATGTTCTGGTCAAATTGCTGCCCCAGCAGCCCGCCCAGCGCACCACCAATAGGCCCGCCCAACGCTGTACCCACGGCGGTCAAAACCAAAGTTGCCATCTAGCGCTCCGTCAATCTGAAGATCTTTTCTATCGGCCATTGCGTTGCACCTGGCGTAAAAACCACCTGACCAAGCCCGGCATGGGCATGGACAAAACCATCTTCGGTCTTGACCATCAGATGCCATTGAATCGGACTGGGACGCACCAGTATGATGTCGCCCTCTTGCTCTGGGTTACCAGGCGACAAAGCGGTAAATCCAGCCAATGACATGGCCTCTTCGATCTGCTCCACCGACCCGCTACGGATAGAATAGCCAGTGGGTATATCACACTGGATACCAGCAGCAGCCAGACATTGTGCCGCAAGCCCGATACAGTCGAGACCGTGATCCGCACTGCGCCCATGCAAGCGAAAATCGCTGCCACAAAGTTGCAATGCCATTTCAGCAATCATGCCGGAATGGTCGGTTTCAGAATCATTTGATGCCATTGATCATGCTCCTGGATAGCGGGTGAGCAGGTCATTGCCGGGTAGATGCGGCTCACCACGAAAATTTATGCTGTTTTGGAATCGGTCCCGACAGGTTGAGAAATTCTTGTCGCAGCCAGCGGTTAAAAGCGCCCGATCTCCGATCGACACGGGTTGCGCCGGTTGTTCAGCCAGCTGGATCGTATCACCTTCGCCTCCGATAATCGCAAAGCTGAGGCCGCAATTTTGCCCGCTCAACCAGCGCAGCTCGCCGAAGATGTAATCGGCTGCCTGTCCGCCCAATTCAGAAAATTCGAGGGAGCTGTCAGCAATCTGTGTCACTTTCATCTCAGCCTGATGCTTTGCCAGGCTGACCTTGCAGGCCCGGTCACCTAGCCGCGCACGGCATGTGGGAGAGGTCAGCGGCGCGATCGCCTCGTCAAGAAAAGATGTTCCGCCCAGCATTTCCACACGAAAAGCGTCGCCGGAACGCGTGATCTCACCAAATTCGCCGCTTATCAAATGGAGCGGGTCCTCTGTCGGACTTTCCCAGTTGACGAAAGATATCGACAACATGGCTCCATTCCAGCGGCCGGACATCAAGTCGGCCTCGGAAATGGCTGCGCTTGTCATCACGCCTTCAATATCGACGCTGTCCATCTCCAGACTGTCGGATAGCGCGATGGTCGAAGGCACCATTCCCGGCGCGGCGCGGTAGCGCAAGCTATCGATGATAAGGTCACGGTCATGTGACACGAAACCCAATGTGACACCGTCCGCTCGCTCCAGTCGCCAGGCATAGCAGCTGGTGGTCAGCGGGAGGTCCAGCCAGGCGATGCTCATGGCGTTTCCCGCACTTCGATAAGGCGGACCTCGGGAATTTCTCCTGCCAAAAAGCTATGAACACTGACGTTTAACTGATCGTCGGCAAAGCGCACTGGAACATCGAACAGGAAACCAGCCTTGATCTCAGCATCCACTGGTGGCGGATTATCAAAAACGACCTGTCCGAGCGGGCCTAAGGACCAGTTGCTGACCAGTGTGCTGTTAACAGAAACGCGTATGGACGAGGGCACCGGCCGCGTGATCAGCCGCTGCTGCGTTTCTGTCTCGTCCCCTGCTTCGCCGTAATTTTTGACCAGTTGAAAGCGGCTCTGATTGCCATCGCCAATCCCAATAAATTGATCGGTTGGGGTTGGCGGATCGACCATATCACGGCTGCTATGGTCATAGGGATCGGTAAACCGGAACGTCTTCGCCGCGCCGCGCCGCCCGCGGAAAAAAGCGATCAATGTCCGCAATTCCTCTTCCGACCGCACACCCGGCCCGGCGTCAAATTCCAGCCGCGCGTCTGCCCAATCGCTATTGCGTTTTTCATGACCGGAAAGGGTTGTGACAATATCGGTTGAGAAGCGCGGCGAAACCGTCGCACCGCTACCGATTGCAATCGGGAATTGCACATCGTCAAAGGCGTTCATATCGTCCTCCTGTTCCTGAAAATAGGTAAAGCCGTCTCGGGCGACCTGTGGCAGCGCCCAGATGAAGATATCGGGCGTGCCGCGGGCTCGTGCGGCGGCAACGGCATCCACCATATTGGCCCAGATGAAACTGTCTTCGGCTTGCAGCACAAAGCCGGAAAAATATTGCTGCCGATCCATCGGATAACTGAGCCGCTCGGTCGCCAGATCGATACCACGCTGGGTGGCGGACTGATCGCCGGCAATCACCCAGTCATAATCCTCCAGCTGCAGGATATCGAAAGCGGGACTGGCCCAGCCCACTGGCAGATTGGCGCGCTTTGCTTCCGGTGCCGCCTCATCCAATATGGTCGGTAGATAGGCGAGCAGGAACGTTTCAACCGGCGCACCCAGTGCTTCATTCTTGACCGCAGCGACGAGATCAGCGGTCGACTGCGCCAGCATCGCGCCAGCCATATCCAGCATCGCCTTTTGCGCCGCCGTTTTCGGCCCGCGTATGTCCGATATGCTGACCAGCGCGTCACCAAAGGCCGCTTTAGCCGCTGCGTCATAGAGGCAGATACGGCCATCCTCCGGCATGATCCACCACCATGGTTCGCCAACCTGAAACTGGATTGCCGCACCAGCATCGCGGGCAATGGCCGTGAAGGCCCTGGCAACGGCCTGCAAATAACGCATCGCTGGCCGGCGTGCGGGCGACAGCAAGGTTGATGGTGGCACCCAGCCAGTGAGCGCCGGTTGTCCATTTTCTGCCCGCTGTTTCCAATTGTTCCAGCAATGGGCGTCGAACAGCTCGTAGGATAACGAGAATATGACCGTGAAATCCATCGCCTCCGCTCGCGTGACGAAATCGCGGTGCCATGCGGTGCAAGGCTGATTGATCGCCGCAAATTCCTCTCCGGGCCGCGGCACGGACAGGCTGACATAGAGCCCTGCGCCATTGGTCTCGAGCCGGAAATAGTGGCTCATCCCGACATAATGGTTGATCGCGCCGCGATAGCCGAGCGCGCGGATCGACCGCAGCAGGCGTTCTGGCGTCTGGTTGAAACTGTCGTCATAGCCTGTGGCCATGGACAGGCCGTTTTCCGGCACCAAGATATCGCCAATTTCCAGAATCGCGCCGCCGCCATCGGCATTGATCTTGCTCATCTCGACCCAACCGATCTGGGGCGTGTCATAGCGCGTGCCCGCGCCATCATAGTCCGGCGGTATGATTGAAATAAACATCCGGTCGATATCCTGCGGGTGGACCGGGTCCGCTTCTCCCGGCAGCAGAAAACCGCCGTCCAGACTGGAAAATTCCAGATTGATGGTCGCGTCGGTCGGCGTGCCGCTGGCATAGTTCCACAGCCGGACAAACCAGGATTTTGGATTGCCCGCCGCATCCCGACCCTCAATCGTCAGGGTCGGACCGTTGACTTGATCCAGCGGCATGATCCCCGAAGAGCGCCAGTGAAACTGCAGGCTGAGCCGCGCATAATCGCGGCTTGTCTCATAAGCGAGCAGCGGATGATCGAGCGTGTCTTCACTGTCCCAGATCAGCCCCGCCAGATCATCCGAATTATAGAAAACCGCATCCACACGCAGCGCATCCGGCGCGGTGGTCACTACGGATGCCATCATCGGGCGCGGAAAATTGACGGTCCAGAAGCGCGGATCGAACCGCTGAATAAAATTTGTCTGCTGTGAGGTGCGTTTGTTCGCCAGCCAGAAACCCATGGGTTCAGCCCTCCCGATAGGCCAGCGCACTGCGCACCGCGCGGGCCACTTGCCGGCTGGATCGCCGCATCTGGTCGGGGGCGCTGCTCTGGCCATTGTCCGAGATATTGATGGTCAAACGGACATTTGGTGCAGCGGCGCTCGCGCCATGGGGTTCAATCCGTCCCGCTGCGGTTGGCACAAACAATTCGGGTCCCTGTTCGCCAACCATATAGGCACGGCCGCCGGCAACAGGACCGCCAGTTGCTCGCCCCGGTGCGCCCAGAGCAGCGCCGAGTATCGAAGTTCCCAGACCAAGCAAACCCTTGCCGCCACCGCCTCCAAGCAAGCTGCCGATGCCGCTATTGACCGCCGCATTCGCAATATCCGCCATGACCGACAGCGCGACGCCTTTCAGATCCTGGAAATCCAGCGACCCGCGACGGATCGCTCGGCTCAGACTGGTTTCCAGAGCCGAACCGGCACGCTCCATGCCGCTGGCAAGCGGCCCATCCAGCTGAGACTTCATGTCCGCGACATCTCTGGCAAATCCGTTGGTATCGGCCTGGACAGCAATGACCAGACGTTCAATTTCTTCATCCATGATCGAGGGTTTCTTTCAGTTTTTGGAGTTGGATTTTGTCCAGCGGTTGTGTGCTTGCCGATGCTGGCGACGCTGGCGATAGCGCGACAAGGATCGCGGCAAGTTCAGCGGGCGTTGCGGTCCAGAACTGATCGGGCGTCCAGCCGATAGTGGCGGGTATCAGTCCAGCGAGGCGGGCGGCTGAGGTGCGGAAGCCGCAGTGCTCCTGCGCAGGCAGGAGCCCATCTCTTGCCATTGCACCTGACGGCACCGGAGAGGGGGTGCTCTTACTCGGAGACTGGCGCTCACCAATGCCGTTGCTGATCGCCGATGGATCAGGAGATGGATCCCTGCCTTCGCAGGGATACGGGATTGCCATTACCGTCCCTGCAATATCTGTTTGAGCAGGATTTTGAGGACAGGCGTCACCCCTGCCAGCCCCAGCGCCATCATCGCTTCGCCCAATTGATTGCGCGTCAGGTCAGCTGGTCGATCCCGGATCACATGCCAGAAAAGCCCCGCCACTTCCGACAGCATCAACCGTCCGTTTGCGGCCCGTTCGACCAGATCAAATAGCGAGCCCAGCTCTTCTTCGGCGGCCACCAATGCTGCGAAACTGGGGCGCAAAATGAGCCGCCGATCACCGACCAATAGCTCGGCCTCGCCGCGCAGGCTATTCGCGCGCTCAGACATGAGAAACCGCGCCGGAGCTTTCGAGGCTCAGCGTATAACTGCGTTCGCCATTATAATCGCCGCTATAGTCGAGCCGCGTGACCAGAAAATCACCGCGCATCCGATCGCCGCTTTCAAAGCTGAGTTCATAAGCATCGATCAGTCCGGCCAGCGCATGGTTCTTGATCCGCAGTTCGGCGTCGGAACCCGTGAACACCCCGGCCCCCGATACCGAAACAGAGCGTATCCCCGCGCCGGACAAAAGCTCTCGCCAGCCGCCGCTATCCTTGTTGGTGATCACCACGGGTTCGCCGTTCACCGACAGCTGCGTCGTCCGTAGCCCTGCAATGGTCGAATAGGTCGCCGGGTCCTGCCCGTCACCGATTTTAAGAAGAAAGGCGCTGCCTTTTTCTGCTGGCATAGTTGGTTCCTTTATTGGGTTGGGGTTGAGGGGGTGGTAATGTTTGTTGGACTTTGAGAGCTGGGTTGGGAGGAGTCTTTATTGAACCTCAGGCGCCGGGCGGGCACATCCGTGCCCTTGGCTATCCTCGCATAAGCTCGGGCGCGCAGTCGCGCTTGCCGACGCTATGCGTCGGACTGGCGGCAACCTGGAGGTGATCCGACCGAGCGAAGCGAGGCAAGGCCGACCGGCCGCCGCGCCTTATGGCGCGCAGCCAAGCGGGCGGATGCCCGCGCCCGGCGCCTGAGGTTAAATAAACAACACCCGCGCACGATATTCGATCAATCCGCTCCACGGGCTCGTTGCATTTCGCAAAATCCGGCTCCGGCGAAAATCAAAGGTTACGATCTGCCAGTCGGCCGGGTCTGCCAAACCACCTGCCAGCGCCTCTTCCACCAGGGCCATGATCCGGTGCAGGCGTCCAGCGCTTTGGCCATCGTCATGCACGGACAGCGCCAGGCTGAGTTCGCGGCCGACGCCGCCCTTGAAACCCCAGTCCAGCGAGGCGCCTGTTGCCAGGGCGATATAGGGAAATGGCGCGCGCGGGGGTGGCCCGTCATAGACATTGCTGATCACGTCGCTCAGCGGCTGATGCGCCTTCAACGCCATCACCAGGCTTCGCTGCACCGTCTCCAATGCGCTGCTCATCGGACACCGCGCATCAAAAAGGCGACATCGCGCAGGCTGCTATTGTGGAGCAAGTCTTGGCCCAGCATGTGCCCCGAAACCACCACTTGATCGCTGGTTTCTTCGACCGACAGTTTATCCGATAATTCTTCCGCCAGCGCTTCTTTCAGGGTCGCTTTGGTTTTTTGAAGTTTGGCCTCTGCCAAGACCTCGACCTTCTGTTTTAGAGTATCCATTATCGTATCTCCTCGGCTTGCAGAAAGGTTCTGGGGATCAGGCGATGATCGGCGGATACCGACTGGACGATCATGTTACGCTGGTTCCAGATCAGATGATCCCCCGGACGCACTGCATTGGTTTGTCGCATGGTGAAGCGCCATCGCGGCAGGGCCGAACGACTATTGGCTAAGGCTTCATCGCCGACACCCATGGGCTGCGCTGCGGCCCAGAATGCACCAATATGCTCGCGCTGATCGACCGCTGATCCCAAGGCATCGCGCGCGGCCGACTGCCGCTCAATGCGGATACGCTCTCGTAGGTCACCGGCAAATTCGGGCCCGTTCATGCCAACCTCATTCGGCGATGCGGTCGCCACAGGGCGGTAACCGCGCTGGGCGGGCGACCAGCATCGACGCCATCGCGATGGGTATAGAGATAACCCGCCAATCGCACGACGCCCTGCCGCAAGGTCATCGGAATCGTCGTCCAATCCACCGCCAGCCCGGCTTCATAGGTCACGGCAATTCGGGTTGCATCAGTCGCCGGATGCAGTTTCACCCAGCCGGTGCCATCGGCATCGATATCGATCGCATAGTCACTGGCAGGCAGCGGTATTCTGACGCCATTTGATGCCACGGCTTCGACCAGCGTAATCGCCTGCACTGGCCGCCTTTTCAGTTTCTGCCATTCCTTGCGAGCGGGGATCCGCTCACACACTGTCCGTGCAATCAACAACTGGCCGATGAAATTTTCGCATAAATGGGCGGCGTTTTGAGTGAACTGCGTAATCGCACCATCATCTTCGCCATGGTCGATGCGCAGGAAATGTTTCACATCTTGGATCAACTCTGCCGGCAAAGCGGGCAGGTCTTCAGAGGGGAAGCTCACTTGTGGGGCATCCTTTCAATGGGGGGTGGGGGAGAGGTTTTGTTTATTCCCTCAGGCGCCGGGCGGCGACATCCGTCGCCTTGGCTTTCCTCGCATAAGCGAGCCAACATTATTTGGCGCGCGGTCGCGCTTGCCTCGCTGTGCTCGGACAATGCTCTCAAGATTGGCACCAGACCGACGCGAAGCGGAGGCAAGGCCGACTGGCCGCCGCGCCTTATGGCGCGTAGCCAAGGCGACGGATGTCGCCGCCCGGCGCTTGAGGTCCAAAAAAACCCGCCCGGCGCCTGAGGTTCAAAAAATAAAAACCTAGTTCACAGAGAAGCGCATCAGCTTGATCGCTTCGCTGTTCATCACCTGACCGCCAACGCGCTTGGTGGCGTAGAAATGCACAAACGGCTTGTTGGTGAACGGATCGCGCAAGATGCTGGTCGCACTGCGTTCGGCGATCAGGTAACCGGCGCGGAAATTGCCGAAGGCGATCGCCAGGCTGTCGGCCGCGATATCCGGCATGTCCTCCGCTTCAATCACGGGATAGCCGAGCAGCATATCCGGCTGACCCGATGCCAGCGATGCCTGCCACAGGAACGCGCCATCCGCGGTCTTGAACTTGCGGATCTGCGCCAATGTGGCGCTGTTCATCACAAAGCTTGCGCCCTGCCGGTAAGCGGGTTTCAGCGCGTGGACCAGATCAACGAGCGCATCTTCACCATCCGCTCCGGCAAAACCGCCAACCGCGCCCGATGGCACATATTGCAGCGACCCGAAGCTGCGCACATCATCCGCTTCATCGGTGACCGGCGCGTTCAGAAAACCGCGCGGCTGGTTGACCCCGGAACCGCCGACAAAGGCGGCTCCCTCGGCCTGCGCAAATTCCCGCGCAATTTCATCGGCGAGCCAAGCCTCGACATCAAAGGCCGCGTCATCAAGCATCGCCTGAGACGCCGCCGGATTGGCATAAAGCTCTCCGGTCGGCGGGGCGATTTCGTTGAAATTGGGGGTGTCGGTTTCCGGCCGTCCGGCGGTTTCGCTAACCCAGCCCGACGGCGTGCCGCCATTGGTGACCAGCTTGCGATAGCCGGCGCTGCCGGTCTGCACCACGGTCGCAAGCGAACGGATGGGCGAGATGTCCTTCAGCGTCCGGCCGATCAGCGCATCAATTTCTTGTGGCACCGCAAAGCCGCCTTCGGGACCGGATGCGCCGGAAAAGCTTTTCAGCTCAACACCGCTATGATCGCCGCGACGAAGATATTTGGATGTGAAATTGCGCGCAGCAAGGGAAGACGCCATGCCTTTTGTGCCTTCATCATCTCCGGCCAAAACGGGCCGCGCCGATGCTTTCGAGATGTCGGCCATCTGGGTCTTGAGTCCATCAACATCACTGCGCAGTTCCGCGATATCTTCGGCCATCAGCACCGTGTCAAAACTATCCTCCAGCGTATCGGCTTTGGTTTCGAGGGGGGTATTGGAAATATCCATGCTATTCCTTTCTAGTGAGTGAAAATTCTCTGGGGTAAAAAGTGGCCTGAAATCAGGCGGCTAGTGTGTGTTTGTTCTGCATATTGGGGTCGACAAGCATCGGCTGCGGCTATAGCCATGGGCCCATGCATTATCTGAACCGCTTGGCAGCGCTGGCTGCTCTCTTCCTGATCGCAATTTTTCCAGCGGCTCCCTTGGCCGCACAAACCGACAAGCCGGCCCCGCAACAAGCGGCGACACCGTCGCCCAATGCGACTGTGGTCATTCCGCGACCGCGCCGTCCGCCGAACAAGATGCTCAGCTATGACATTCCACTCGAGAAGCGCAGCGACCTTTCAGACTGCGCCAGCCGCGACAAGCGGTCGATCGAATTTGTTGCCAAAAACTGCTGGCCGGTCCTGCAAGCCTATAAGACGCTGATCCGGCTGCGCGGTGCCAGCAGGTCGGCCATTGCCAAGCACGAACGTCAGGCGCCCGATGCCATAGCCACCAAAAACCGCGCGCTGGCTTTGGCCAAACAGCTTCATTCACAACATGCGGACGGCCGCTGGCCGATGCAAAGCCAAGTCGCGCAAATGGGCTATCCGTTGTTGATCAATATGCTGAAAGCATTTGACGATGATGAGGCCGCCATCGCTGCCCATAGCGACTATATTGCGCTGCAGGGACGCACCCTGATGAACAATCCGACATTCCTGCGCGGCTATCTCTATAAAGACAAAAGCGAATATCTCCTCCAATTGGGACGCCGTGATGAAGCGCTGGCCAATTTCACCGCTGCAACCGCGCTTGCCGACCGCGAGCCGATCGACATGATATCCAATGTCGAACATGCCGAACTGATTGCCTATGACGCGATTATCGCGAAAGACGAGGATCGCGCGCTCACCGCCATCAATATGTTCCTAGACAAAACAGAGCGCCACAGTCGCCATCAAGATTTGGTCTATTATCCGATCCGGATTCTCAAAATCTACATATTGGCAGGCCGGAAAGATTATGATGGCGTACTGGCCGAGTTAAAGACTTTCAACAGCCTGTCGCGCCGCAATTTGTGCCAGCAAGACGAACAAAATGAATTTTACTTTCCGCAGGTTGTCTCTCCGACCCAAAGCGATCCGCGTATCGCCGCTGAGCTGAAAGAGTTCGGCTGCAGTGCGGCGATTATTGCCGGACTGGATGCCAATATGGCCAATGGTGTGCCGGCTTCGGAAGGGGTCAAACCGCTGCCGCCGCGTTAGTAGGTATTTTTTGTTTGACCTCAGACGCCGGGCGGCGACATCCGTCGCCTTGGCTACGCGCCAATAAGGCGCGGCGGCCGGTCGGCCTTGCCTCGCTGCGCTCGGACGATGCTCTTGGACGTTGCCGAGAAGGTCGCGCTGTTCCGAGCGCAGCGAGGCAAGCGCGACCGCGCGCCCGAGCTTATGCGAGGATAGCCAAGCGGGCGGAGGCCCGCGCCCGGCGCTTGAGGTCCAATAAACAATGCACCCGAGCCAGTGGTTGCATCGGAGAGGTTACGAGCGATATTTCCGCGACGTCGAGATTGCATAGCTCTCTGGGCCGCTGTCCGATCGCCTGCTTCACGCGATAGCCAAAGCTCAGCCCCTTTACCGCACCATCGGTAAGCATCGCTGCTGCTTCGCGTCCCGCTCTTGTCGTGGTCAACAAATTGCCGATCACCCTGAGGCCGCGCTCGTCTTCGTGGGCATAAGTAATTGTACCGATACGTTTTTCCGGGCTGTGTTGCCAAAGCAGCGGCAGCGACTGTCCTTTGGCCAGTGTCCCGAAGGCACCGGGCCGGATAATGTCACCGCCCTTGTCGATGCGGTTGAAGATCGCGGCATAGCCAGCAAAGCGGATCACGCTCATGTAACCAAGTTCCCGAAACCGAAGCGCATAGCGATGCCGATCAACAGCAGCGCCAGCGCGCCGCGAATGACCCAGGTTATCGCCGCTTTCCACGCGCTCGCCTTGGCATCACGCCAGGCACGCAAGAGTTCGCGCAACTCGTCGAGATCATCCTGTGCCTTGTGATCGGCGAGACCCAGCCGGTCGAGCACGCGTGCCGCGCCGCTATCGGTCGCTTCCTCCACTATCGCGCGAAGCGTGACCAAATCCGCCCCATCGCCTTCCGCCTGCGCCACGAGGCGGGCGAGCATTTCTTCGTTTTGCATAATTTGGGTTTCCTTTTTCTGACCTCAGGCGCCGGGCGCGGGCCTCCGCCCGCTTGGCTTTCCTCGCAAAAGCGAGCCTATATTATTTGGCGCGCGGTCGCGCTTGCCTCCGCTTCGCTTCGGATCAGCGCGACCTTCTACGAAACGTCAAAGAGCATCGTCCGAGCACAGCGAGGCAAGGCCGACCGGCCGCCGCGCCGTATGGCGCGATAGCCAAGGGCACGGATGTGCCCGCCCGGCGCTTGAGGTTCAATAAAGACTCCTCCCCGCGCCCGGCGCCTGAGGTTAAATAAAGACGCGGTTAAATAAACAACTCCTCTCCCCTTGAGGGAGAGGAAAGTGAAGCTTGCGGCTCTGGGCTTGTCCAGGGGCGCTAGCGAAACTTGGAGAGGGGTGGGCGGCACAGATAAAGGTCTGCGATTGTCGCTGCCCCCTCTCTAAGACTTGCTAGGCAGCAAGCTGCCAAGCCAAGTCTTTTCTCTCCCTCAAGGGGAGAGAACTATAATCCCAAAATTTCCCGCTTCTCCTCAGGCGACAGAAAATCCGCCCCGCTCACTTGGTTCCACAGCCGTTCCCGATCTTCGGACAGCGCGGGTATCTGATCGCGATCGATGGTAAGTTTTGCATCGGGCCACCACAGGCGCAGACCGCCAGCCAGTCCGTCCAAAATCTTGCCCGCCAGCGGCAATATGGTAAGCCGCCACAGCGCGCGATTGGCTTCTTTATAGTTCGCATAGCTATTATCCCCCGGCAGCCCGAGCAGCATTGGCGGGACGCCGAAAGCCAGCGCGATCTCCCGGGCAGCGGCGGCTTTCAACGCAACGAAATCCATGTCCGCCGGCGTCATGCTCATCGATTGCCACTTCAGGCCGCCTTCGAGCAGCATCGGCCGTCCGGCATTGCCGGAACCGGCAAAGCTTGCCTCCATCTCGGCCTTCAACCGATCAAACTGGTCCGCCGACAAGACCGACCCATCCGGCCCGGGATCAAATACCAAAGCGCCAGACGGACGCGCGGCATTGTCGAGCAGCGCCTTGTTCCACTGCGCCGCCGAATTATGCACCGCCACCGCCTTGGCCGCCGCGCCGAGACAGCCGAGGCCATAGTGGTCATCGGTCGGGTGAAAGGCTTTGATATGGATGATCGCGGGGCGCTCCCTTTCATCCTGTGCCGCTATCCGGGTCTGATGTTCGCCCGCACGATAGACATAAGCAACCGGCCAGCCTTTGGTATCGGATTCAATCGTGATCCGGTCGGGCCGCAGCGCGAAAAGCTCGGCAGGCTGATCCTCGGCACCGCATATGAGCTGCACATAGGCATTGCCGTGCAAGAGCAGATGCGCAGCGATGGTTTCGAGCAGGGACTGGCCGGCGCTGGCGGCGTTGATGAGCGATGTGAGCGCGTCATCCATCGGTGCAAGCGGCGCCCCGCCGACGCCTTCCGCGACAATCCGCACAGCGCGCTGCGCAACCGCGTTGCTGACATAAGCCTCGCGGACCTGGCCCTCATAAGAAAAAGGCGCCTCGCCGGTAAAGGAAGCACCGCCATAGGTGCCGATATAGCTGCGCCCCAAAGGCGGCCGTGTTTGCTGCCCACCGCCCTTGAAGGCGAGGGTTAGGTTTTGCCAAAATGTCATCTTATTTCCTTGTTATATTTCCGCGCTGCCGTGCTCCGCACTTGATGCGGAGCCTGGGATGGCTGTCACGCCCGTCTACCCTGGGCTCCGCATCAAGTGCGGAGCACAAAACTCTAACTTCACCCTAAACCCGCACGCGCGGTTCGCGCCTCTTGCCGAGCATTAATTCCGTCAGCGCATATACCAGCGCATCGGCGCGATCCGGTGATCGCCCCGGGCCTTCATAACCGCCACCGATTAGCAGCCCGCACAGCTCGTCCTCAAGGCGCGGAAAAGCGCCCGCATGCAGCACCCGTCCCGCTTCATACAGCGCCGCGACCGGTTCTGCCCGGGCGACCTTGCCGCGCGAGGCATGTACCAACCGAACGGGCAAAGAAATGTCCGCCGCTTGCAGGACCGACTTCACCATCGCGCCGCCCTGATTGGCCTCGGCAATCACCCGGTCGGCGCTCCATTTGCGCGCCGCTTTTGCAACCGCTCGTGCCCATGTTTCCGGGCTGGCTTTGGCAACGCTATCATCGGCCAGGATCACGGCTTTTTTATCCCTGCGCAAGCCAGCGACGATGATTCCGCAGGCGTCTCCGTTCTGGGAAGCGGGTGGATCAACACCGATGACAATGCGTTCGGTCTGGCTGGCTTCGTTAGGATCAACCCTCGAATCCTCCAGCATCGCCCGTGTCCACAAAGCGCCTTCCAGCTCCTCAATCAGCTCCCCGTCCAGTTCCTGTCGTCCCAGCCGGGTTCCACCATAGTCCGCTTCCATGACCTTGATGAACGCGCCGGGCAGGTTCGCGACATTATCCTTGGTGCTGCCGCGCGTGATGACCGTGCCGCGATCGCCGACCAGTGATCGCACCAGCGGCACTGGCCTGGGCGTTGTCGTGGCGGTAATTTTCGGCGCTTGGCCAAGCCGCAATCCCATTTTCAGATTGTCCCACGCCGCCAGCGCTTGCCCGCTATTGTTCGGCCATTTGGCGATTTCGTCGCACCAGCTATGGCTATGTTGCGGCCCGCGCAGCCCTTCCGGTTCTGCGGCTGAATAGAGATAGGCTTCCGCTCCGCCCGGCCAGCGCAGGCGTTTCAGCGACGGCTCCCATTGCGGCCGGGTCTTCGCAGGCGCAATTGACAGCAGGCCGCTTTCTCCTTCGACCATCACCATCCGCGCTTCAGCAAAATTGGCCCCGATCAGTGCGAAGCGCGCGCTGCCATCGGCCTCAGCAATTTCACGGACCCATTCGGCGCCGGCCCTGGTTTTGCCAAAGCCTCTGCCGGCCATGATCATCCACACCGTCCAGTCACCGGCAGGCGCCAATTGCTCCTTGCGCGCCCATTTGTGCCAGCTCGCTTCATATTCAAGGCGATGGTGCGCTCCCAATGCGTCCAGAAAGAACGCGCGAGATTTGTCATCCAGCCGGTTAATCTGTTGCGCGGTGATTACATCACGATCATCATGCTCCATGCACGGCACCATTCCTTTCGCCGTGATTGGGCTTTTTTCCGGCCAGCTTCTTACGCCGTTTTTCCGCCTGAAAAGCGCGCAACCGCACGTTGATCTTCTTCAGTTTTTCATCCAGCGTGTCGTGCACGGTTTCCGGTTCTGCGGCCGCCTCTGCCTGTGCCGCACGGACCATTGCCACAGTTTCCTTGTGCAAGCGCAGCAGTTGCAGCGCCATTCTGTGGTCATAGTCGCGCACTGTCTCGACATGCTTGCCATGATAGAAAATCTTGCGCTCCACGCCTTGCCGGGCGCGCTCCAGCATTTCCATTTCCAGCAGCGCATATCCCTCTGCCAGCGCCTTCAACCAGGCAGCGGCAAAATCGGGATCATTTTGTTGCCACAGATATAAAGTGGAATTGGGAATGCCAGCCACCTTCGCCGATTGCTTGATACTTGACGTGATTGCCAGCTGCTCCAGAAAGACAGCCTGTTTGGCCGCCTTATGCTCTGCACGCGGATTGTGCGGCCTCTCGGTCTGTTTCGGGGATTGTTGTTTCCTGTTTCGCTCTGCTTCAGACATATCTATCCTCCCGCCCGGATCGCGGACGTTAAAATGGGGCTGCGCGCTGAAATATCCGGCAACCCGAAAGCGGGCCTTGCCGACAGTCCAGAGCCGCAT